GAAGACAAACTCTGGTTTTGGTTGGCACAGTAAAACTGACATGGACAGGCGAAAAGAATATCGACCTTTAATTCAAGAACTATTTAAAATGGCTGAAGAGTGCAACAAAGATTATGGCATTACTGGTAAACTAGGACTTGGTAATATGTGGGCTAATATTAATCCAACATACAGTTATAATAAAACACATACACATCCTAACTCGATGTGGTCAGGTGTATATTATATTAAAGTTCCTAAAAACTCAGGTAAGTTATTTTTAGAAGATCCTAGACCAGGACCTAATATGCATATGCCTAAAAGAGTGGATGATCTACCAGAAATGTTATGGAGAGTATGTGCTTATGAACCTAGAGAGGGTAGAATGATATTTTTTCCAAGTTGGCTACCACATGGTGTAGATATAAACATGAATACAGAAAAAGGTGAAAAGAATTGGAGAATATCTGTATCTTATAATTTTATACAAGTATGACAACTTTAATTTATGCTAAATTACCATTTGAACAAATACACTATATTGAACGCCCAGAGTTTCATAGCGTAGAAAAAGTTTTTAAAAGTAGACTACTTGAGTCATTAAAAAAACACGGTATCGTAGATCCTCTATATGCAGAGGTAGGAAATGATTATGGGAGATACATAAAAATAATTGTAGGTAATAATAGAATGGCTGCAGCTAAAATTTTAGGTATAAAAATAATACCTGTCATCGTTAATATTTATGATCCTACTTTTAAATTAGAAGGCACTCAATGTCGTGAGTTAAAAAATGATGATGAGATTAGAGAATTGTTTACACACAAAAACGTTAACATAAGAAGAGGTTCAGATGGAAATATTGATACTATCATGCCCCCTCGTTATGATTTAGTATATAAAGATTATGAGTTTCAAAAAAAATAAATATCAAGTTATACGTGGTGCTATATCAAAAGAGATAGCAGACATAGCTTATAGGTATTTACAAATATCAGCAGAAGCAGATTACTGGATGTTAAATAATGGTATGACACACGCAGGTAATAAACTTGTAGGTAATTTTAACGACCCACAAGTTCCAAACTCTTATGCTAAATATAGTGACAGACTGATGGAGACATTGTTAGTCAAGACTATATCTGTGATGCAAAAGAAAACAGGACTTAAATTAGTGCCAACCTATTCTTACACAAGACTTTATAGAAAGGGCAATATTTTAAGAAGACACAAAGATAGACCTAGCTGTGAGATATCTACTACTCTAAACCTAGGTGGAGACAACTGGCCTATATTTATCGATCCTACGGGGTCTAACAACGTCATAGACGAGTATAAAGAGATACATAAGCCTGGTGCACCCAAAGGTATAAAAGTGGACCTAAAACCAGGAGATATGCTTATCTACTCTGGATGTGAGTTAGAACACTGGAGAGAGCCTTTTGAAGGCCAATTATGTGGTCAAGTATTCTTGCATTATAATCATGCAGATGGACAGTTTGCAAAGAGCAATTTGTATGATAAAAGACCTATGCTAGGAATAGTCAAATAACGTTGAATATCAACGCAATCTAATATAATCTGGAGATCTATGCTACAAAAGATAGGGTTTCAACCTGGTATAAACAAACAAGTTACTGCAACAGCTGCGGAAGGTCAGTGGATAGACTGTGATAACGTCCGTTTTAGGTATTCTACACCCGAAAAAATAGGTGGTTGGAAACAACTAGGGGCTGACAATATTACAGGTGCAGCAAGAGCACTGCATCAATTTACAAACAGTTTAGGGCGAAAGTATTCTATCATAGGATCAAACAGAATTTTATACGCTTATTCAGGTGGTGTGTTCTATGATATACATCCTATTAAAGCCACAACGACACTTACTAATGCATTTACCACGACTAACGGATCAGCAACTGTTACAATAAATTTTTCTGGTGACCATGGCATACAAGCAGGAGATATTGTATTACTAGATAATTTTTCATCTATCACAGGTTCAAATTTTGGTGCGTCAGACTTTGACGATATAAGATTTATGGCAACAACAGTGCCGGCATCAAATACAATTACAATAACGATGCCATCAGCAGAGTCAGGATCTGGTGCAACAACATCTGGTGGTATTAGAGTTAGACATTATTACAGAGTAGGACCAGACGTACAGGCACAAGGTTTTGGTTGGTCTCTTGGATCTTGGGGTGGTCAGGCTGTAGGAGCATACACAACTGTTTTGTCAGCAGACATATCTGCAGCTGCTACAAGTATAACTGTAAACGACGCATCACAGTTGCCAAGCTCTGGAACAAATTTTATTAAGATTGGAACAGAGGAAATATCGTACACAGGTATATCTACAAACACATTAACAGGTGTAACAAGAGGTGTAAGAAACACAACGGCAGCATCACACACTGCAGGTGCTACAGTTACAAACACATCTGATTTCGTAGCATGGGGTGAAGCAGCATCTGGAGACTTAATTATAGACCCTGGTATGTGGTCCATTGATAACTTTGGTGACAAAGCTATTTGTTTAATTGTAGACGGTGAGGTATTTGAGTGGGACTCTTCAGCAACAAATGCAACAGATTCTAGAGCAACTATCATATCTGGTGCACCAACAGCTTCAAGACACATGCTCGTATCTACACCGGATAGACACTTAGTATTCTATGGAACAGAAACAACGATTGGCACGAAGTCCACACAAGACGACATGTTCATTAGATTCTCGTCTCAAGAAGATATTAATACTTACACACCCACAGCAACCAATACAGCTGGTACACAAAGACTGGCCGACGGATCACGGATCATGGGAGCGATTAGAGGTAGAGATGCAATTTATGTTTACACAGACACAGCTTTATTTTTACAAAGATTCGTAGGTCAACCTTTTACATTTGCCTTTGTACAAGCAGGTACAAACTGTGGACTTGCAGGTAAGAATGCAGCAGTAGAGGTAGATGGTGCTGCATACTGGTTTTCAGAAAATGGTTTCTTTAAATATGCTGGTGCTCTTGAATCATTACCATGTCTTGTAGAAGACTTTGTATACGATGACATTAATTTAGATTCTGGTAATCAAATGATTAGTGCAGGATTAAATAATTTGTTTGGTGAAATTATGTGGTTCTATCCTACAGCTAACTCGTCAGTTGTGAACAGAATGGTTTGTTATAATTATCAAGACTCATCAGCAAGAAGACCGATATGGACAGTGGGTACATTAGCTAGAACAGCGTGGGCTGACTCTGCAGTGTTCGGTAATCCACATGCTTTAGAGTATGATGCTGACGGAGTAGAACCGGCAACATCATCTACATATGTTCAAGGCAATACAGATGGTATTACAACATACTACCAACATGAGACAGGGACAGATCAAGTTAAAGGTGGCACAGTTACAGCTATTCAAGCAAACATATTATCAGGAGACTTTGACATCACACAGAGAGTCATTAGAGGTGCACAAACTAATATTGCGGATCTTAGAGGTGACGGAGAGTTTATGATGAAGATAAGAAGATTTATACCAGACTTTGTATCTCAAACTGGTAATACACAAATAACACTTAATTTAAAAAATTATTCAAATGATACTGCGGCTAGTTCTTCGTTAGGACCTTTTACAGTAACATCGTCTACAACAAAGGTAGACACAAGAGCTAGAGCCAGAGCCATTGCATTAAAAGTAGAGAACACTAGCACAGCTCAAGATTGGAAGTTAGGCACGTTTAGATTAGATTTACAAGCGGATGGTAGAAGATAATGGCAAAGATAGTACAAGTATTAACAAGACCTAGTGAAGAATATAAACAATCTGTGGCAGATGCACAGGTTAGGGATCTTGATGGTGTAATACAAAAATTAAATACAACGTATCAACAAGAATTAAAAGATGAAATGGAAGCTGCAAACTTTTTTTTAACATAATGGCAAATAGTTTTATAAATAAAAAGAATGATTTAACATCTACAGATCTAACGACTGTATACACAGTGCCTTCTTTTAAAACAGCTGTGGTTAAATCTATTCTAGTATCTGATGACTCAGGATCAGGAGACACAATTACTGTAACGTTAGTTGATTCTTCATCTAACATATTTAGTTTATTTAAGAGTAAGTCAATATCTGCTAATGCTACAGTAGAACTTTTAACTCAGCCTTTAGTCATGGAGGCTTCTGAAATATTAAAAGTACAAGTGGGCTATGCTGGAAGAATCCATGTCATAGCTTCCATATTAGAAATAGAACCAAGAGAGGTAACAACGTAATGGAAACAATAAAACCAGAGAAGATAATAACAACCATATCTAACCTTAAAACAGGTGAGGTATACAAAACAGAGGACGAATGGAGGGCAAAAGGTGTACCAGAAGCAGAGATTAGACGAGATGTGAAAGTAATCATGCCTTCGCTTGATTTGTTCCCTAAAACCAAGTAGTGTGGAAAAATGGCAATTATTAGATCAAAAATAGCAAGACAATTATTAGCAGAAGGTGGAGTATCTTTAGATGATGCTAAGATGATGGCACCTCCAGGTGAGTTTCTTGCATACATTAATCCAAAAGAAGCAGACATATTAAAAGCTGCTGGTGGTTCTGGTATCATGACACCTATGGGTATTCCAAGTTTTATTGAATATGATGACGATTTTGGATCTGGTTTTGAATCAGCGAAATCTACACCAAGTTCTACATCTGATAGTAGAGATACATATGGTGAAACTTTTCAAGGTTCTGCTTTTGGTAGTAACAAAGGGCAAATGGGTCCTGATCCAAGAGGCAATTTCGATAACTTAAATTTTGATAATGTAACGGCAAAAGACTTTCGTAGAATTTCAATTAGACCTGACGGTAGATTAGACACAGATGACTTCGTTAATAAAATACAAGATGCAAGATCACAAAGCATAATAAATTTTTTAAATAGATCTGCTGCACCAACATTAAGACGTCAATTAGGTTTAGGTAAAACAGGAGATATAAATTATGTTTTAGAAC